TGACGAGCCTTTTGTTAGTGCTGGCGGTGATGACTGGGGACTTCGAGGACTCGAAGCAAAGGGTAGAGAACTACTGCGAGATGCACCGGCTGTACCTTAAATCGGATGGGGAGAATGGTTGGCCTGACTATAACGGCAACTATTCAGAGGTTTGCGGAGATTAGCATGGACTTTAATCATGTGTTTTTGCGGAGATTAGCATGAACCTAAAGCATGAAGGCATCGCAGCCATACTGGTCTTGTTGCTGATATCGGCAGGTCTTGAAGGATGTACAATGTATCAATTCTTTGATCCGCAATAAGGGTGGCTTAGTGACCAGGCAGTTTTATTGGATGGCTGAAGACTTTGAGGTCGATGACGCAAAATATGCGCTTGAGGCTGCTGAGAGCATGGCAAAGCGTTTTAAAACGGATGTGGTCATCCTGTTTGATTTAAGGACTAAGTTTGCCGATGAGCATCAAGGGAATTATTTAGAGATTATTAAGTACGAAGAACTCTAGCCCCAAAACTCCAAGGGCGAGCCGTGGCGTCTGAAGGCTAAATGAAGTGCAAGGGGCTTGTATTCATGGGTGCCAATTTAGCCATCCACGGCATGAAATCATAGGGGAAGATTATGCGGCAGGCGGTAGTATTGGATTGGAGACCAGTAGCCTACGGTGAGATGCCAGACGTTGAGGGTACGTATTTAGTTGCCTTTAGCGATGGGACGGTAGAAAGCTGGCCGATGTCCATACAAGAGATCAACGCCGGGGAAGTAAGGACAAGCCTAATCACCGGAATGTATTGGGCGCATCCTATACCGCATCCTGACCCATAAAGTCACAATGTGACAAAAAACGTCACTTGTGGTTAAATTTTAACCAAATTAGTCAAAAGGTTAAGTACAAAGTATGCCTAGCAGAAAGGGTTCACCTAACAGAAACAAGCAATTCCTGCTCAATCGGCTCAAAGATATCTATGGGGATGACTTCGATCCCATCATTAAGATGGCTGAGCAAGCCGCAGAGATACACAAGGCAGCCGTAAAGAGCGAGGATATTGAGGATCGGAAGGATGCTGTAGTGGCCTGGGAGAAGATTGCCAAGTACACGACGCCTGCGCTAAAGGCCATTGAGGTAGACGTTACCTCGGGTGGTAATGACCTGCCTACGATCATAGAGCTTGTAGCCAAGAAGTGAAGACCGGGATAGAGCTACCACCCAAGCTGGTGGATCTCTTTGAGGGTGAGGCTCGCTACCGTTGCGCTTATGGTGGCCGGGGATCAGGTAAAACTCGGTCATTTGCAATTATGGCCGCCGTCCGGGGCTATATGTGGGGAAGAGAAGGACGCCAGGGACAAATCCTATGCGCTCGTGAGTTTATGAATAGTCTTTCTGATTCATCCTTTGAGGAGGTCAGGGGGGCCATAGAATCGCACGATTTCCTCTCGGCATACTACGAGGTAGGGGATACGTTTATTCGCTCAAAAGACCGGAACGTAGACTTTGTATTCGCGGGTCTGCGTAGGAACCTCGATTCCATTAAGTCTAAGGCCCGGATATTGCTGTGTTGGGTGGATGAGGCTGAGACTGTTAGTGAGACGGCTTGGATGAAGCTAATCCCCACGATTCGTGAGGAAAACAGCGAGTGCTGGGTGACATGGAACCCAGAGTCCAAGCTATCAGCGACGCATAAGCGGTTCCGGGAGAATACGCCAGACGACGGCAAGATCATCTCCATTAACTGGGACGAGAACCCATTCTTCCCTAACGTGCTGAACCAGGCGCGATTAGAGGACTTCAACAAGCGGCCAGAGACCTACGATCATGTCTGGGAAGGGTCTTTCTTGACACATCATGAAGGCGCGTATTATTCCCTTGAGATGCGAGACGCTAACGCTGAGGGTAGGATTACGGCGGTTCCTTACGAGCGATCTTCTGGCGTTGTGACGGCATGGGACTTGGGGATAGGTGATACAACCGCGATATGGTTCGCCCAGTTTATTGGCCCAGAGGTCAGACTGATAGACCATTATGAGGCGTCTGGCGTTGGCTTGGATCATTACGTCCGGGTCTTGCAAAGCAAAGGATACGTCTACGATCAGCACATTCTTCCGCATGACGTTAGGGTACGAGAACTAGGGACTGGCAAGTCGCGGCTTGAGACGTTACAAGGGTTAGGGCTTAACAACATTCAGATAGCGCCACAGCTTAATGTGGACGATGGAATACAGGCAGTGAGGTCAATGCTGCCGTTATGCTGGTTTGACGCTGAGAGGTGCGATCATGGTATTGAGGCGCTTAGGTCATATCACCGAGAGTATGACGATAAGAACCTGGTGTGGAAGGGTCGCCCTAGTCATGACTGGTCTAGTCACAGTGCTGATTCATTCCGATATCTTGCTGTTGGATACCGCAAGACCTCAAACTGGGGCGAGCCAATCAGAAGGAATCTCCGAGGTATAGCGTGATATAATTGAGTCCCACGCACTTTCCGGCTTATTGTTAAATGGGATTACTCGCCAACCTTCTTCGATCTGTCGATGACTTAGTAAAGCTGGGCTACCCAGAATCCGTTGCTAAGCGCATTGTTTCTGGCGAGCTTCCAATGGATTTTGAGTCTCGTATGCGTCGGGCAGAGGTTATGGGGTTCGATCCAAGAGATGTTCAGTATCACGGCACTGAAGCAGATATAACTCAGTTCAGGCCAAGCACTCGCGGAAAGATGGGGTCTGGCGTTTACACAACACCAAGCCAATCAACTGCAAATACTTTTTCAGGATATCCAAGCCCATATGCCGAAGGCGGTAATGTAATACCGTTATTAACACGCGGTGATTACATACAGAATGCAGATGCTTTTGATTTACGGCCAAATATCAGCGGTAGGGAAGGTCAAAGCATTCTTAACAAAGAGCTTGAGGGCATGGGCTATGCGGGGCGACAGGCGGGAGAGCGAGGTTCTTTAGCGCCTGAGAGGGTAACCTTTGATCCGCGCAATGTGCGCTCATACCTTGCCGCTGCATTCGACCCAGAATACACTGGCCCCAGCATACTTGGCTCTGCTGCCGGCACTGCTGGTGTATTGGGGCTATTAGCGGCACCAGAAGATGCTGAAGCTGGGGTTGCAAAGTCAGCCATACAAGCGGCTATGTCAGGTGTTAGAACCCCGCAAGAGTTTTTATCTGCATTAGAGCGCCTTGGTGCCTCTCCAGAGCAAGCAACGCAAATTGCTAAGGGCGAGCTATCCCCCAGCAAGATCGGCGTATCTAGCCAGAATGCTAGCCTTCTTCCGGTAATTGATAGAAGCGACGGCCTAATTGACGCTCGGTTTGACCCCAGAGTTAATTCTAGAATTAGGAATGCTGAGCTAGAAACCGGGATACTGTCCAGAGGCACGATGGATGATATACCTCGTGTTGCTTTATCTGATCTTGAGGGGCAAAGATTCGTTACGTCAATGTCAGATCGCACCGCGGCTGGTGGACTCCTAGAGTCAATTAATGGCGTGAACTTAAATAATCTAATTAACTTGCAAGGCGGTCAGGGGTTCATGTTTGAGAATCCCGGCATGGTTTGGGCTTCAGCGCCGAACCCGGTAAATCAGATATTGAATGCCGCAGGTGGCGATAATGTCTTCTATTTGCCGTGGAGAATGGCTCCATCTGGCGGCGATTTTGCCACTAAGACTGGCGAAACCATGCTCTCATATGCTTCGGCAAATATGAGCAAGGCAGACAAGAAGAGCCTTGATAAGCTAATCAAAGAATACAAGACTACCGGGACATGGGATAAGGACACGCAATCGTATAAAGGTGCCGGATTACAGATTGGCGGCTGGAAAGGTATTGATGACCCGTCATCCATTGAGGCATGGCGTAATGCCCCAGACTCTTTGCGTAAAGAACTAATGAACGCGATGGATGTTGAGTTTAGAGATCGTGGAGGCTTAAGTATTGGAGAGGCGAGGCTTGCCGTTACCGACCCCGATCAGCGTTTTGCAATGGATGGAGGTATACAGAACGTAGGGCAGATATTCGGCGGTCAGCCAGCGATTATTGGCTCTGGACATCCGTCATATCCTGCTGGGGTTCCGGGTCAAGGTGTTGGGCGGTTAGACCAACTTGATATGTCTATCTTTGACCTAATTCCTGATGCCAGGATTGGCTCAGATCAAGTGCTTGTACGAGAGGCGGTTGATCCTACAAATCCGAATCCAGAGGCTTTAAGGGCGCTTCAAATGAAGCCATACTCAGGGGTTGTAACGGAAGATATTTTAAAGACCCTTGATGATCGCGGCGTTAATGTAAATTCAATAAACCCAATGTTTGCCCCAAGTCAGGATCGCGCTTTAGCCGCAGCCAACAAGGGCTTGCTTGACCCTTTAACGGTAGATGAGCAGCGCATTCAGCAACATCAGCGAGACATCAATAAGCAGATGGCTCAAATAGGCTTATTAGCCGATCCAATGTATGAGTATGGAAATATCATTCCGGCGAAGACCAACATAGTAACCGGGGAGACTAGCTTGGCGTTCCCAGGCATTGCTCGGGATATCATTGGCGGCCTTCTTGATTTAGCGAATACCAGAAGATCCGGGGTTTATAATCCCGCAGCATTTATGGACGTTGCATTATGAAGCCACGCAAAGGGAAAGCCCGTGTTAAAATAACGTCTTCGGGCAAGAAAGTGAGCTACGGACAAGCGGGGAAGGCTAAAGATGGTGGCCCACGAGTAAAGCCCGGCACCAGTAAAGGCGATAGTTATTGCGCTAGATCGGCGGGTCAGATGAAGAAACACCCGAAGGCGGCGAAAGACCCAAACTCACCGTTACGGCTATCCCGGAAGCGGTGGAAGTGTTCAGGCACCAAATCGAGGAAGAAGTCATGACGCCATGCAAGGGTTGCCCTACACCAATGAAGTGCAGGAAAGCTGGCAAGTGTCTAAAGAAAGGAGGCTCTAGTGCCAAAAAAAGGACTGTACGCAAATATCCACGCTAAGCGTAAGCGGATCAAAGAAGGCTCAAAGGAAAAGATGCGTAAGCCTGGATCAAAGGGTGCGCCTACAGCTAAAGCATTCAAAAAAGCCGCTAAAACAGCAAAGAATCGGAAAAAATAGTAAAATTAAACAACGGGCCGCTGCGCCTTTCTATCTTCATAGGAGAATGATATGACGACCAAATTAGCTCTTGACGGTAATGCCAAGCCCATCCAGGTATTACGGCCTAGCACAACGACCGTATTAAACGTGTCTGGTAGCGCCGTAAGCACAAGCGCAATCGCTGGCGATGTTCGAGTTATTCGCCTGGCATCAACGGTAGACTGCCACTACACGCTAAACGCTACAGCAACAACGTCAGCCGTTTATCTGCCTGCCAATTCCGTTGAGTACAT